TCAGGTCCCACACGCTGTTGGGCACGATCTGCGTGGCCGGGGTGATGCCGGTGTCGTAGCGCTCGGCCACGGTGCGCACGCGGCCGTAGTGGAAGCCGCCGATCTTGCGCGAGGTGTCCGCCGTCTCCCCATCCGGCACAGTGGAGTTCTTGCTAGCCACCCACTGCGCCGTGCCGGAGGCATCGGCCACGGCGTAGATGTAGGCGTCGTCGCCGAGCGCGAGGCCGGCGAACGAGCCGTCGCTGTTGGCAACCGGGTCCCAGTCGGTCTGCGCGGCGAGCAGATACCCCAGGCTGTTGCCGCCGATGTTGACCATGCCTTCGGGGAGGTCGAGCGTGTCACCGGTGCCCTTGCCCATGTACCCGAAGAGGCTCACGAAGCCGGCGGCCTGCCCCGGGATCACGATCTTGTCGCCTGCCGCCATTACTGTGCTCCTTCAATCTGGTCGATCAGCGCCTGCACCTCGTCCACCGTGAAACCGAGGCGGTGAATCGGGGCGCGCGGGTTGTCCTCGAGGGTGTACTGGCGACGCACCGTGCTCCCGTCGTCGGCCTCCTCCTCCAGTACCCGGTAGTCCGGCTCGCCGCCGTCCGGATCCTCGCCGTCGGCCAGCACGCGGTCGAAGACGTAGTGCTTCGTTTTGTCGCGCAGGCCCTTGAGGTAGGCAAGGCCGCGCGCGACCAGCTCGGGCGTGGCCGAGATCGTGCCGAGATAGCCGACCAGCAGCTCGACGTCCTTGCGGGTGTTGATGACTTTGGGGTAGCCGTACATTTAGAGCTCCTCCATCGCGAGGACGCCGTCGATCACGACGAGCTTGTGGGTGGTGATCGAGAACCTGCTCTCCACCGCCGCCTTGACGCCGGCCGGGTGCGTGGCTCGGTCGGAACGGGTTCCGTTCAGGTGCTCCTGGCTGGTGGCCATCTCGACCATGCCCTGCGCCGACGTCGTTGCAGCCGGGTGGTTGCGGCTGGCGGCATGGTCGGCTACCACGGTATCGGCATATTCGCGCGTGGCCAACACGATCGACGGATCGATCTTGAGCGTGATGGCGGCCGTGTCGCTGACCATGATCACGACGCGGATGGTCTGGGTGCGGCCGGAGCCTTCCTCGAGTTGCGGCTTGTAGGTCTCGGGGAAGTTGCCGTAGGCGATCAGGTCGCCGTCGGCGTCGAAGATGCCGACCTCGCGGATCCACCAGCCGCCGACGTCCTCGGGGATCACCTGCTCGCAGATGATGTAGTTGGGGTTGTCCGGGTCGACGCTGACCTGGTTGATCGCGGCCGAGCGCTGCTGGTTCACGAGCGCCTCGGCCTCGGAATCCGGGACGGGCGTCGCGCCGCCGCCATCGCCCACGGCAAGCGCCGTCAGCTCGACGGTCTCCCCCAGGGCCGTGGCATTGGCCAGCTTCGCCTGGCCGACGTCGGTGATGACGGTGTAGTAAGTGCTCATTGTGGGTACACGCTCGCGGTGTCGATGGTGTGATCAGCCACGCCGAAGTAGAGGAAACCGCTCACTTCGGCGTCGGTGGCGAGATAGGGGTATACGGTCGAGATCTCGCCGGTGTACGTGCCGGCGCCGACGTAGCCTGTGCCGCGCGTCTCGCCGTAGATGTCCAGACCGGTCAGATGCCGCGAGACCGGCTTGGCGTCGTCGAGCAGGCGCTCGAGCTCGGTGAACATCTGGTCGGTGATGCCGCTGTCGAGCACGCCGATGGCCACCTGGAAGGTGCCGGGCGTACCCTCCGGGTCCAGCTCCCACCATTCGGTGACCTCGAGCAGGTAGCCGAGCGGCTCGACCACGCGCCGCAGCGCGGCGATCGTCCCCTTGCGCCGGTGGATGTAGTAGCTCGAGCGCACGACCTCGCGCTTGGTGGCTTCCAGCCAGGTCGAATCCCAGCGGTCGACGCTGAATGCCCAGGCGAGGTACGGCAGCACCTCCACCGGGCACGTATCCGGATTCCAGAGCTTGCGCAGCGGGATCTCGACGCGCTTGATCTCGGCCATCGCCTCGGTGGCGGCGCGCTCGAGCGGCGTCGAGTTGGGTGGCAGCAGGCTACTCATCGGTGCCCCCGACGACCGCGGTCTTGGCGGTGCAGTGCGCCGCCTGGGTCTCGTCGAGCACGAGGTCCGCCGCCGGCGAGTTCAGATCCACCCGCTGCACGCCTTCCGCGTGCAGGGCGGCGTGCAGGGCGGAGCGGCGGATGTCGCGCCCCAGGCGGCGTTGCTCTTCCGTGTATGCGTCCAGGCGCGCGTTCGCCTCGTCGAGGATCGGCTCGGCCTCGGGTCCCGGGTAGATGTACAGGGTCGCGTCGACCGCATAGTCGACGATTTCGGCCGATTGCACCGTGAGGCGGTCCGCGACGGGGCGTACGTCCTCGGCCGACAGGTCCGCTTCCACGGCGTCGAGCAGATCCTGCGCGGCGGTGCCGTCGCCTTCGCGCGAGAGGATGGTGACCAGGGCCTCGGCCGGGTTCGGGCTCGTGGCCGTGGCGTCGGCCACGCGGCCGTCGGCCGACAGGGCGTGCACGACGTAGGCGGAGCGGGGGCCGGCGACGGACAGGCCCTCGAAGGCGCTCTGCGCGCGCTGGCGCAGGTCCTTGTCCGACTCATAGGTCGGCTCGACCGGCGGGTTGGCGTCCGGGTCGCCCGGGTCGATCAGTAGGCGCTCGGTTTCGAGGTTCGCGGCGACCTGGTCGAGGTCCGAGCCACTGGAGAACGCTAGCAGGACCGCGCGCGCTGCCTCGTTGACCCGCTGACGCCAACCGACCTCGCGGTAGGCGTTCTCCTCGAGCATCTTCGCGAGCGCCGACGACTCCAGGTCGATCTCTTCTTCAGCCTCGGGATAGCGCGCCAGGAATTCGGCCTTGCGCTCGGCGAGGATCGTCTCGAAGTCGATCTCCTCGACGACGGCCGGGGCGGGGAGCTGCGACAGATCGATGGTCGTCATGCCCCACCTCCCGACAGCGGGACTTCCATCGAGAACGCCTCACCGGAATCGGTACGCACGCCGTTCAGCCCGAGCGTGACGGCGCCGGGGCGATCGGTATGCACCAGGCGGGTGATCGCGCGGACCTTGATGCGCGGCTCCCAGCGGATGATCGCGTCCGTGGTCGCGGCGTAGGCGCGCAGCAGCGTGGCACCGGTGAGCGGCTGATCGATAAGCTCGGGCAGGCGCGAGCCGTACTCGCGGCGCATCACGCGCGAGCCGATCGGGGTGGTGAGGATGTCGGCGACGCTCTGGCGGATGTGCGCCAGCTCGTCGAGCCGTTTCCCTGTGTGCCGGCTCATGCCCGCCATCACTGCGGCCCGCCCGTCGTGCCGCCGCTGTCGCCCGGATGGGTGTGGCTGCGGTAGGAGCTGAGGCCGGCGAACAGGATGTCGCCGTCCTTCATGTCGAGCTGGCCTTCGAGGCTCATCACCGAGCCGCCGCCGGTCGCCGCCGTGCCGCTGACGGCCATCCCTGCCTGCGCGATGAGCGGGCCCTTCACGGTGAGCTGCTGCGTGCACTCGGTGAGCGGCGTCTTCAGGACCACCTTGGGCGCTTCGACCGTCGCATTGCCGCCCGCTTTGACATCGACCGTGCCGCCGAAATCGACCAGGAGGGCTTGTGCCCCCTTCACCGTGACGGAGCCGACGCAATCGATCGTCAGGTGCTTGGCGTCGTGGTCGTAGTCGACCAGCGTCCCGTCCGGGTACTTGCGCCGGTCCAGGCTGGGACTACTGGATGGCGCCGGGTGGTCGGTGGAGTAGATGCCCGCGATCGCGATGCCGTTGTTCGGGTCGCCGCCGGGCGATAGCACGACAACCTGCTCGCCGACCGTGGGCGGATCCCACACGAGGGCGTCGCCGGCACGCTGTGCCTGCCACGGCAGCCAGCCGGTGAGGAGTTCGCCGGACTCCACGCGAACGCGCGCGGCGTCGTGATCCACCTCGGCGACGGTGCCGACGCGGACGAGATTCTCGATCAGGCGATGGAGTTCGGCGGAACGCATACAGGCATGGTCGCCTGCCGAGACGCGCTGCCGAACGATAACGGAGGGTAAGACGTTGCCCTTACCGTCCGAGATAGTCGATCAGCAGGTCGCGGATCAGTGTGCGATCGCGATCGCTGAACCCGAGCAGCTTCCGTTGCGGGTAGTGGTAGACGGGGCCGTTGGGGTCGACCTTGTCGCGCTCGCCGTACTGGTGCACGGCTGCGATGCTGGCGACGCGGCCGAAGAATCCGGTGGTGGCGCTGTCCGTGGTGGCCTTCGCCTTCAGCCACCGGGCCTTGCTCAGCTCGTGGAACATGGCGCGGCGACGGATGCTGCCGGACTTGCCTCGCAGGCGCTTGCGCGGCTCGTAGGCGCTGCCGTCCGGGTTCTTCTGGTCACGGATGCGCTCGCGCTGGCTGCGGCGCAGCTCCGTGGCCATCTTGCGCATCAGCCCGCGCCGCTCGCTGGCATTGAGGCGCTCGAGCAGCGGGGTCGCCCAATCCTCGAGGGATTGCAGGTCGTCGTCCATGGCGCGGCCTTAGCCGTCCCCGCCCTGGTAGACGTCGGTCTCGTCCGCGGTCTCGTCGGTGGCGTGCAGATCCCAGGGCGTCGGGCCGTACTCGTAAATCTCGCGCGGATCCTCATGGTGGGTCGCCACGTAGTGTCCGTCTTCGTTCTGCGCGACGGTCACGCGTTCGGTGAGCTGCACGGTGATCAGGAGGTCGACCTTGTCGTTCTTGAGGATCTCGCTCTCGAACGTGATGGCCTCCTCCGGCTGGAGGTCGGGCTGGTAGATCGACAGCCAGTGCAGCAGCGGCAGGGTGACGGTGTCCACGTCCGCGCCGAACTCGGTCAGGATGACGCTGGCGCGGAAGTCGTAGAGGTGCGACAGGCTCTCGCCGACGTGGAACCGGACGCTGCCGGAATCGATCAGGGTGATCAGCTGGTCCGGATCCCGCTGCAGAGCCGGGCAGGCGTCGATCAGGTACTGGCGCAGGCTGGTGAGCTTCTTCATTCGCCGCTTCCCTCCATCGCCTTTTCGCGCTGGCGGCGCATGCGTTCCCGCTCGTGGTCGACGAGGCCCTCGAACGCGGCGCGGCATCGGACGTACATCTCGCCGTTGCGGCCGCGCGCGTCGAGCACCGCGCCGGCGGTGCCGTCAGCCGGATCGTGCAGCACACCTTCGCCGTCTGGATCTGCGTCCGGGCAGTTGGCCGGGTCGAGCAATCGTTCCGGCGCGGCCGGGTAGGTGTCGGGCGACGGCGGCAGCACCGTCGGATTCGGGGCGCATGCCGTGACGGCGAGCCCAAGCAGCGCGCAGAGAATCGCTCGCATCAGTAGCTCCGGAAGATCTTCAGCGCATCCGGCGGGAAGCACTCGCGCTGGGCGGCCTGGCTCGATTGCCACTCGCGCGCACGTCGGTTCTTTGCCTGCAGGTCCGCCACGCGCGATCGCAGTTCCTGCAGCCGCTTGCGCTCGCGCTCCTGCGCATTGAAGTCGGCGCGGGCGCGTTCCCGGCGGTCCTGGGCGACGGCATCCCGGATCGCTTCCTCGCGCGCTTCGGCCATTTCGGCCTCGGCGGCGCTCCAACCCCAGAGCTTGCCGCCCCAGAACGCGGCGCCGACGGTCAGGAAGAAGGCCACGAGGATGAGGATTTTGCGCTGCATCTACGGTGCCTTCTTCTTCGCGATGCGCTCGAAGAAGCCGGTACCAGCAAGGCCCGCGGCGAGGCCCCATTTTGCCGCCTCCACGTCGGTGGCCATCCAGAAACCGGCGCCGATCCCGCCCAGCAGACCCAGAATCACGGCGTAAGGCTGCCCTCGGATGTAGGCGAGTGGGCCCACGAACACGCCGGCGGCTTCCTTGGCCTCTTTGAGTGCGAGCACGAAGTTGGCGGCGATGCCCAGCGCCACCAGGACCCACCAGATCGGATCGGTCAGCATCACGGTCTCCACAGTCCGGCGATCGACGACTCGTACCGGTCCCAGTCGAATGACGGGCCGGGGTCTTTCTTGCGGTCGGGTGCGACGTCCTCGTGCCCTGCCACGTTCTCGCGCCGGATCGGGAACCGTGCTACGTGGCGGGCGGTGCGTTGCGCGAGGTCGTCGTACTGGCGATCGGTGAACGGCTCGCCGTGCATTCCGATCAGCGCTACACCCAGCATCCAGGAATTGCAGTCGGTGCGGCCCTTCCACACGGACTCGCCGGCGTGCCAGGCGCGCAGCGGTGCCGGCACCAGCTCGATCACGCCGCCTTCGCGTGGGAGCAGGTCGTGATAGCCGAGCCCGTACTCGGCGAGGATCCGGATGATCTCGTCGACGTTGTACGGGTCGTCGGTCATCGTGTAGCGGGCCGAGACGTAGTGGACCAGCAGGC